GGCTTGAATATCAGCTTGCCAGTAAAATGTTGAACAGCCCGGTATATTACGGCCACTATTACGGGGTAGACGGGATGACCCCGCCATACATCACGAAAGATGAATTTGACCGGATCCTGTCCATGCGAAATCATACGGTTCGCAAGGTGATGCAAAACCGGATCTATCTTTTTTCGGGGCTGATTGTCTGCGGCGAGTGCGGTGCCCATCTGGGAGGGCGCACGAATATGCGGAACAAAGTTCCTCTGTATAATTGTCCTGGGCACTACATCAAGCGTTCCGGCTGCCCGAATAAAACCAACCTCAGCGAGCGGAAAATTGAGGCATACATATTGGACACGCTGGAGCTGAAGGTGCAGCAGGCGAAGATCTCCGCAGAAAACAGGCGGCAGCGGGTTCCTCAGAAAAATTACCGGGCAGAGATCTCATCCCTGAAGGCAAAGCAGGCAAAGCTGAAAGAGCTCTTTCTGAACGACCTGATTTCCATTGATGAGTACAAGCGGGACTTTGAGGACTTCAAGGCCAGAATCTCAGATTTGGAGCAGCGGCAGTCCACAGTCCCGGAGCCGAATTTCACTCAGCTGGATCAGCTTCTGGCTGGCAACTGGAGGGAGGTATACCAAGACCTCCCAAAGGACAAAAAACGGGATTTTTGGCGGATCATCATGCAAGAAATCCGGCTCTATGCTGACCGGCACATCGAATATGACCTGCGGATTTAATCTTGTTTTTGCCCGCAAAGTAGTTATATAATTCATGCTCAACTGTTGTTGCATATAAATTATATAACTTTTTGCTGTCTTCGCATAAACATCAAGGCTGGGCTAAGAAGCAATTGCTTGCAGGGGCCATTCTAAGGGCGTCTGCGCCGTTTCTGCCGTTCTCCCGTGTAAAGTCCCTCCCCAGCCGTCTGCGGCGCGTCTGAGGGCTTCTGAGGCCCTATGGAGGGGCATTTGCATGGGACGCAGTAAGGTCGCTGATAAGAATTGCTAAATGTGGCAGAGCCTCGCCTCCTTTTCCTGTATTCATTCTTCCTGCAATAGAGAGGGCGTGTCCGAATTGGACACGCCCTCTCCGTTGTGCTCTCTTTGATTTAGTCCGGGTACCCCGGTCTCACGCCGCAGGTAATCAGCCCCACACTTCTCACCCGCCGCATGACGGCCCCGCCGTTGGCGTCGTTCCCGGTGCCGGTGTTGCCCTCCATGGTGGTCATGGTGTTCCCGTTGACCTCCACCACAATGCCGCAATGCTCCGTTTTCTTGCGCTTCCCGGAGAAGTCGAAAAACACGATATCCCCCGGTTTGTAGTCCCCAGTGACGATCTGCCCGGGAGAAAAGGCCCGGTAGCGGTTCACAAAGGCCGTGCAGCTGGCGGTTTTGTAGAGGTTGAACCCCGCTTCCCGGAACACCCACCACACGAACGCCAGACACCACGCGAAGGCCGCCCCGCTCACCGCCTTGCCGTAATAAGCGGTGTTGTACTTCACCTTGTTGGAGCCGGAGGGCATCTCAACGACGCCCTCCTGCCACTCCGCAATCCGCAGCACCGCTGCCCGGGTTTTCGGCTGGATGGTCTCCATCACACCCGCTCGGCTTTCACGGGGTTGCCGTTCTCGTTCCAGGTCACGTCGAAAGTGCCTTCGGGCACGGTCACCCGCAGGGTCTTGCCTGCGTTTTCCGGGCAGAACCGCATGTAATCGTGCAGCCGCTTGGGGGTCTCGGCCTCCTGCTCGGCTGGCATGAAGCCCTCGGCCATCTCCTTTTCAGACCAGCCGGTCTGGGGGCCGTCGGGGGTCATGGTGTAGTCCAGATGGAAGGTGGCGCCCGCCGCCTTCAGCTCCGCGTTGATCTCGCTGAGCTTCTTGCCGTTCTTCTTGCCCTCGTTGATGATGTTCTCAAAAGTCTTGTCCATGGTATACTCTCCTTTCAAAATTTGGTCTAAATTACTGATTAAGCTGCTTGCTGATCTGATTCACGCCGGTCGCAGCAAGACCGGACACAATGCCAACGGCCACGGCGGTAAGGTAGTCCTGTGCGGGGAAATCCGCCATGAGGAACATGCCCGCCACCCCCAGCACGCCGCCGCAGGTGCCCACAATGATGGGGATCCACTTGTTTTCCAGACCGCTTGCCTTCACGGCCTGTCCGATGAGATAGCAGATGACGGTAATCACCGCCACCCCCGCAATGCCCAATGTTCCGATGTCCATTTTTTACTCCTTTCTCAGCGGAAGGTCGTCCACCTCCGCCATAATCGTGTTGAGATGCCCGTTGCCCCCCAGCGCCTTGTACGCCCGGTGCATCTCCTCCAAGGCCTCTTTGTCCGACAGGCTGATGGTTCCGGCTGCGATGTACGCCTGCCCCAGATGCCGGACGCGATCCACCATGAGCACCTTGAGGGCCTCCACGATGGCGTCGCTTTTGTCATCCTTGGCCCACTTCCTTTGGAGCAGCGCAAGGATGATGGCCGTGACGCCGGAGCCGGTCACGGCGCTGATAATGATTTGCAGGATTTCCGTTGGAACCACTCTCCTTATTGCAGATTGGGAGAATTGCACGTTTTGATGCAGCAAAAAGCCGCCTTGTCGTCTTGACAAAGCGGCTCCGGGGTGTGTATAATGAACAACAGAAAGGGCGCTGCCGATAAGCGGTTAGCCTAAAGAATAATGATCAAACGAATTTGACCGCAATCCTTTGGCGAGGGGCGGTCATTTTCGTTTGCAAATCTGAATTACCAGACCTACAACGCCGATGATAACAAGGGAATACGCAAAAAGCGCATCGTATGTAACCATTGGCACCACCTCCCTTCCGGGAAGTGCTAACCGCCTACCGTATATGGCAACGCCCTTCTGGCTCCTTTCGGAGCGACTTCATTCTACCAGAAAGGCCCTGCTTTGTCAATTTTCGCGTCTTGACAAAGCGGCGTGGGCATGTATATAATAGGGCCAGTAAGGACGGCTCACTTTGGTCGGTGCAGGTCGTTCCCCAACAGATTTAGAATCCGTAGAAAAGCCGCTGCCGATTTAGGTGGCGGTTATTTCTTTAGGTCAACGCCTAATTTGATAGCCGCAATCACAAGCATAAGTAACGCAATGGTTTCTGCTGTGCTCATGCGGTCACTCCCTTTACGGGGAAACAACCGTACCGCTCTTACTGGCGGATCCACTATACACGATTCGCCCTGCTTTGTCAATTTCTGCCGCCGCCCAGCCGGGCGGCTTTTTTATGCCTGCTTTGCCCACGCCGACGGGTTGTCGGTGGGGCTGAAAATAGTTACACCCCCACGATATGATCTGCATAGGTTGCCCAGTTCGTAGCCGCTTTCCATTGGGAAACAAGAGATGCCGGGACGCGAATTTCACAATCAGCTGGAATTGATGTGAATGCATTTGAATTTTTCAGGTTCGGAACAGCGGTGCATTCTGAAAAATCGTAACATCCGCATCCAACACATTGATAGAAGGCTTGACTGGCAATTTCTTCGAGTGGCCCCAAAACCTTAAAAGACGTCAGCGAATAACAACCATAGAAAGCTGACGCCCCTATTGAAGGAAAGGCCTCATCTAATCTGACGCAAACGTTTTGAAGCGATCGGCATGAATGAAATTCTGTACCATAAATTAGGTTGGCTTCATTGGGGAACTTGATATCACTTAGGGCTGTGCATTGACGAAATGCGTTGGCACCAATGCTGTCCCCCGTGGAGACTTCTGCAATTGAAAAGATTTTCAAGGCAGAGCAGTTTTGGAATGGCGCGGCTTGTGGGAATCGGGCGCTGGGAGCCATTACATATGCTCTAAGGCTATAGCAATTCACAAAATAGCCCATCCCAGAATTTATAGGGAGGGAAATTTCGGTCAGAGAACCGCAGGCTGAAAATGACAGCGTCCCAAATGTAACAGAATTACCAATTTCGATTTTTTTGATTGCGAATAAATAAGGGATGTCTAAATTGCTGACCGTCTCGGAGTAAGCCAGCAGGGCACTATGGGAAGAAATTCCAGTGAATGAGCAGGTGCCTGAAACGGTTAGCTCAATGACATAGTCTCCCGGGGCGACGTAGTGGTGACTTGGCGTGAATATTACGGCGGAAGTACTTGTCCCTGTCAGTGTGTCCGGCGCCGTGCCGTCGCCCCAGTCTACAGTTACGGTTCCATTCGGCGCACACCCAAGCATAGGGGACATGCGCCCTTCCTCAAGGTGAATGTAAATCCGGGTTTTTCCATCGTCAGTGATGTAGTTTGCACCAACGTTTATCTGCGAGTTTTTGCTCTTTAATCCAGCCAGCGTCCAGTTCCAGCCCTGACACGTCAGACCGTCATGCGTGGGCAAATCCGGCAGGGCTGTTTTGTTTGCCAGTTCAGAAAGGCTCCAGCTGGTGACGATGGTGCCGTCATAGTCATAAAACGTGATGTCTCCGGGCTTGCCGGACACGGCGGGCGCATATGTGCCGGTGATCTGTTCTCCTGCGGCATTATGAGCGGTAGCCCCGGAGAGCAACGTTTCCGGGGTTACCGTGTCCTGCGTCAGATCCAGCTTGATCTCGCCGCCGACTTCAACCTTGTTGACAGCCATAGGCTCACGCTCCCACCGCCAGGGTCTGGCCGCCTGCTGCGTTGTCCGTATAGGTAATGGGGATGGCTACTACGGTGACCTGCGCCAGATAGTCAAAGCCCTTGTCAGGCGTGACCACCTGCTGGGCCATGCCGGGTGTCACATTCTTGTTGCTCTGGGCCTTGACAGCCTCACCGCCGTAAGTGCCCTCCACCCCGAGGATGGACACGCCCTGCTTGATGTTGCCGGGGATGATTTTCGCCTGCTCGTCGGCGTCGATCTCTGCCTTGCCTGAGCCATCGTGGAACCCCATGGGAATGGCCGGGGTGTCAGTCTTCTGGCCGATGGTCAGCGTCTTGGCTCCCTGATTGGGCATGGTGCCGGTGAGCTTCGCTCCCCGTGCGTAGGCGGTTTTCCCGTCCAGCAGCTCCGCAGCCGCTGCATTGGCGTCCTGCGTATCGGAATCTTTTGTGCTGGTGCCCACGATGGGGGCGCCGCTTTTGTCGTGGGCGGTAACACCCTTTTTCAGATCCTCCGGGGTGATGGTATCTGCGGTGAGATCCAGTTTAACATCCGTACCGATGATTACCTTGTTCACATACTGATTAGCCATAGTATTCATCTCCCATAATCAGAGTATTTCCCCCGGCCTCGTTGGAGACTTCATACTGGGGGATCTTCAGGACAGTCACGTCGTCCCGCATGGTTTTTCCTTTGGTGGGCAGCGTCTCGGGGCTGTAGATCTTCGGGGTCACCTTGTATGCACCCGTATACGGAATTCCTCCCACAGTGGACACAGACACATCAAAACTGACCTTCAGTTCCTGCCGTGGGCATAGTTCGAAGGTAATCATCACAGCACCGCCTTGCTGATTGCTCTGGCAACCTCCACCATCTGGATTCTGGAGCCTACCACATCCCCG